CTCTTATATATCATTCAAAACATGTTGTCAATAAAAATATTCAATGAATTTTATATATCTTAAACAACAATCTTGGTAAACGTAGAAATTACCGCTGCAATCTTAGCGATTGCTAGAATCTGGGAATGAGAGACACCCATGCTATTCAGGTTCTTCATTCGCTCTACGATGAAGACCTTGTTCTTAAGAGCCACCGCAGCCGCAAATTCATACATAGTATATTGTGTTTCAGTTACGCCACTGTCAGAATAGTTGATGTCAGAAGTCAATCCGGACCATTCAAAGCAAGAGTTAAAAGTGTGCAGCGTGTCATTATAAGAAAAAAGAACGGCGGCTCGCTTTGCTGCTTCACGCTCATTTGTCTTGAACAAGGGACCATTCATTGAGATTTCAAACCCTAGTCCACCGTTTCCGGTTGCTACTGCTGCTGCCAATGCACACGCATGAGAATCAACCTCAGTAAGTCCGTTATCGGTGGACATTGCTTCTTCCAAATCAGCAGCAATCTCCTGTGCGTATTTGGGTATGGTTCCGCCTACCATAGTTAACCAGTTCATAATCCTGCTTCCTTTGCGAGTTGTTTGTAACCCTTACCAGTAGGATGATAATGATCTGCTAGTGGCTTGGGAATCGTTAGTGTGTAATCTTTGTACATTGATGCGACTGTTGACACGACTTGCTGGATTGTCAGTGCTGTTGTGCCTGACTTAGGATTGACCGCAGCAGGAATGATCCAGATGACTCGCTTGGCGTGGATTCTAGACCGTAGTTGGCTAATCTCGCCGTAAGTATCTACCGCAACGTTATCGTTTGTTCCCAAACTAATTACTACGGTATTCGCATCAAGAACAGAAGTTTTATAGTATTGGTTGACCTGTTTGCTAGTCCAGCCTACATGACCATAATCGGCACACACATGGTGTTGCATAGCAATACCATGTGCAATACTATCTCCGATGATTAAACATTCTAGCATATAATAATGTAGGGGACGAATCCCCTACTCCTTTCCTGTTTAGAATGCCAGTTGACTGTAATCAAAGTTCATTTTTGCCTTGACGCGAGTAAGAACAACTCGGGTTCCCTGATCCTCAAAGGTAAAATTACCTTCCTTTGCATCAAGACTGATCAGGTTGTTTGGTTCAAACCGAATGGACAGATAATCAGAATCATCATTTTCAGGATCAGGATCAAATTCAACATGAAATCCCTGTGGACGGAGAGGATTGCCATCAAATTTACGAGGATGAGCCTGAGCAATTTCCTTGCCGTTATGCATGACCTTCATTTCATATTCAGTACCACCATCAAACTCAGGTTTTGCATTAAGCATTTCAAGGGCTTCGCTCGGAGTTTCATTGTAGCGGTTCATTTCTTCAACAAGCGCCTTAAGCATATCAAAATTGAATTGTCCGAACAGACTTGCGATAGAAACAATCTGCTCAATATACTGCTTGTTGTTGAGGTTGTCTTCACAAAATTCACGAATGAATCCTGCATCCAGTCCCTTGAAATCAAGCATATAGAAGATACGTCCCGGACGGTTGCGCATATGAGTGTCAACCTTCCACTTGTCGTTCACAGTAAGGATATACAGCTTCTTAGAAGCAAACACCCCATCAAGGAGAGTAAGAATCTGTTCTTGGTCATCGCGATCATAAACCTTTTCAAACTCATCAAAAAGGATGATGCATGGTTGATCAATGTCCTGCAGCAACTTGAAGAACGCATCGCCCTTCCAATCACGGTTGATGACAATAGTAGGCACACCTTGCTTGGCAAGTTGATTGGCTACATTCTTTGCAAGCATAGTCTTGCCAGAACCCTTTTCGCCGTTAAGCATCACGCCAGTCTGAGCAGGACGGGAGAAAAACGTATTGATGATGCGATCAGTGTGACGAAGGGTGTCACCATACATCTTCTTTGGAAGTTCAAAATCTTCAATCTGCTCAAGATAGAAATTTCCATGCATATCTTGCGCTACGGTGTAATTTGCGGGTGGAAGCAGTTCATGCAAATCCATAGCCTCCTTGCTGGAGACTCGGAAAGACTTGCCGGATTTCAAAAAATATGCCATTGTAGTATGTTTCCCTTAATTAGAGTTAGAACTTAAGTAGATTGAAGGCGAGAAGGATATCCTTTTTGTCTTCGTCAATGGGATAAACTGCAATTGCAGTCATCTCACTATTACCAATATCTGGTTCATAAAAAACTTCAAAATTGAAGTTAAATTTATACAAGATTTTTTCAACTGCAAGCAGTGCATCAAGATTGCGAACACCAACACATACAAAGTACGTGTCATCTGGGTCTGAATACTTTGAAGTATCTCTCCCACACTTATCTCCCAATTTGAACGCGATATGCGCGGTCTGCACAAGCTGTTGTTCGGGGCGAATATCTTGGCGGGTAAAGGTGTAAAGATATCTTTTCATGTTGATGTTTCTTTCGGAAAAGGAGGATAAATGTACTTGGGTTTGTGATTCAGGCGGGCAAGTTTCATTTTATCTTTCTCAATTAAACTTTCAACCAGGCGGGCAAGTTTCATTTTATCTTTCTCAATTAAACTTTCAACCTTTTTCGTGGCCTCGCTGTAAGTATATTCAGGTTCAGTATCCCAATCTTTAAGATTGTCGAAAATACTTTTCCATACAAACACGCCCTTTTGTTCAATAGTATAGAGTCCATTCGCCTGTTCAACCAAACGATAATTGGTCAGTTTTTTCATAGTAGGGCTTTGCCTTTTTCAGTGAGCGTAATGGTACAAGTGACATCACTACCGATATCAATATATCCCTGCCGCCATGCTTCTTCAATAAGACCCCTATCCTGATAGACCTGTTCCCAAGCATGTAACGGAATATGGCTGTTGCTACCGTTGCGAACAAACTCACGAACATATCCCTCAGGAGTGAGGTCAAGTTCGTCTTCAAAAAGATACAGTTGTTGTGTCATGAATTTCTTATATCAGGGGTTGACCATAATGTCAACCCCCATTTTACTTACAAATTAGAAACGAACACCGAGACCAGTTACTACATCATTGGACTTCACGCCACCAAAATCTTGATGACGGAATTCAACAGTTGTAAACACTGGACCGAGAACCTTGGTTTCCACACCGCCTGCAAAACGTGCACCATCAACATTTGTGAAATTGATATCACGATAATTTGCGTAATCAATCTTTGCGTAAGCAAGAGAAGAATTGGTTAGCTTTAGTCCAAGACGAGCGCCAACATTGATGTTGCGGCGATCAAATACATTATCTACACCAGTTTCAACTCCAACACGAAGTGGACCAAGAACCTTTACATCATATCCAACTTCTGCACCATATGTAAAGTTGGTCTGGTTTGCCGTTACATTCTGATATCCGGCGGTTGCTTCTACGCGAGGACCAGTAAAGTCACTTGCAATTGCAGGGGTAGAACTCATAGTCATTGCAGCAATTGCTGCCAAAATTACATTCTTCATTATTTTTTCTCCTTTGGTTGCCTTTTGAATTCGGAAGGCTAACCTTTTCTACTCAAACCACTTGTTCTGAGTAGGAATTATAAAAACTATTATATCAGTAAATCATATAAATGTCAATCTTAATTACGGACTGATCTTTACTTGGATTTCGTCAAAATCGTTTAAACTTGAATGGGTCCCAACCATTCATGGAACAAGTTGTATAAGGCCAACGAATAGCCCCGAAGCTTGTATTACGCTTACCCCAATTATAACATTTTTGGCTGTTACTGAGGTCTCTGGGTTCGTTTTTGCACCTCAAGAGGGATTTTAATGGCCAATGCATAATCTTTACGTGCTTCTCGAAGTCGTCATAACCTTTAAGCATCGCTATATTCTCCTTGTTGATTAAACAATCTTAGCATTTGCACGAACTTCGTCAAATGTGTATTCCTTGACGAGCTTGCCGTTTTCATACTACACAAGATTGTCCGAACTGTCAAGAGAAAAAAAGATAAATAGTTGTGAGTCGCGGAACCCCCATCCCCACTCACTCTAATGCTACAAGGAGCAATCAGCATGACTATTTATATATACAAGAAAACACATAATCAAACCGGTTTAATGTACTTAGGCAAAACAAATGCCGCTGATCCTCACAAATATAAAGGCTCTGGAAAAATCTGGATGGCACATATCAAAAAACATGGCTATGATGTTACAACCGAAATACTAAAAGAATGTAAAAATAACAACGAAGTCAAAAATTGGGGAATCTACTACAGCGAATTATGGAATATAGTAAATGCACGAGACGAGAATGGCAGAAAGATTTGGGCAAACCTTAAACAAGAAAATGGCGATGGTGGATGGGATCATGTGAATAACGATCCATCAAAATATGAACGTCCTGATTGCAGCGGAAAGAATAGCGGAATGTTTGGTAAACAACATTCATCAGACTCTATAAAACTGATGAGTAAGAATAGATCAGGAAAGGGAACAGGAAAGCATTCTACCAGTCATATAGCAAACAGAAGAAAGAGTAGATGTAAAAAATATAAATTAATTTCCCCGACCGGCGTTGAATATTTAACAACTGATCTTAAAGAATTTTGTGAATTACATAATCTAATATATAAAACCATATACAAACTCCCGAATCGCAAAAAGGGCAATATTGCGACTTCGGGAGCATGTTCTGGATGGCTCTGCGTTAAAGCTTAGCTCTCTTCCTGACTTCTTCAAAGGTGGTTTCATTAAACAATGAACCATTTTCAAAAACTACCTGCAAAACATCATCGGCATCGGGATACTTAGGATTCAAATTATTAATAGTTTCATAACCATCAGTCGTCCTAACCAATTTCATCTTACCGACTTTAGATTTTTTGCCTGGGTCAGTGATCGGGTCTTTTTGAATAAAAACTTCGCGACCGTCAATCAAACCATATGATGCCTTAAGGGCGAACTTCTGATCATCCCTGTTCACAATCTGGAGCAATGCACCGCCCTGACCAAACACCACGTTATCAGCACTGTAACCAGCCATGGTGATGGTGAAGATAATGCTGCGAATAGTCTGGTGGGTAATGCCATCACCTTGCAGAACGCGAACATTGTTTAGAACCTTATAGCCCTTGTCATTGACAGTGTGTCCAAAGTGCTGATCAAGAATTCGCAGGCACTTGCAGACCACTTCTGCCGGATCACCGCTATCAGGACGTACCACAAGAGTAGCACCCGAATCAAGCACATCCTGCTTGAGTTCCGTGCCCCACAGACGACATGCCTCATAGATGTCATAACTGTCCGAAACTGCCGAAACAATACCACCGGGCTTGCCGTTCTTCTTGACCATGTTGCGATACGAATCAACTTCGTTGTCGCGACCCCAACTAGTTACAGTACTGTGCTCCATCGCGGGCACTGAAAAACCAGCCATACCTGCATCATAATACCGACGAGCAAAAAGCAGAGCCTCGACAGTGTCAGTACCCATGAAGTTGACCAGATGCGCTGCTCCGCCAATTCCAGCCGACTCCAGCGAGCTAACACCGCGAGCACCAAAATCGTGAAGCTTGAAGTCAATGCTAGTAGGGTCTCCAGTACGAATGAGAGCATCGAGAATTACCTTTTTAATTTCACGGCTGTTAGTAGCCACAGTTGTAGGATACCAAATTGCACGAAGCAATGCGGTTTCGAGAAACGAAGTCAGCCAATAGCAGTTGGGATCAGTGTTCTCAATCGTTGCGAGAACATTCTTGACAGGAACAACCGTGCCCTCGGGAACTGCCTTAATGCGAACAGGCAGATAGCCACCATGTTCACGCAGAATGTATTCCCAACCTTCGCGATTGAATGGCTCACCGTGTGCAAGAATAATAGCTTCGGCTTCATCAATCATGTCTTGCGTGATTGGAGCACAAAGATATTCCTTGATAAATGCCTGGAGTCCGAAGAACACGGTCTCATCATAGTGACCGCCGCGACTTTCAATGTAGCTATAGATGCCGGTCGTATTAGGCGGGTATTGCACCCACTGGCTGAACTTATACGAATCTGCATTTGTGATAATATTATGTGTCATGATAAACTCCTTATCTATGTTGTTTGCCTGCAGTCTATCTGCTGGACTTATACGTGCATTATAGTATGTTTCTGTCTGTGTGTCAATCGTTCTTTAGTGGTTAGCCAAAACACAAGTTGGTCTACCTTTTTGCCATTCAGATACCATTCCTTCTGACCATCTGCATATTCAACAGCAGGTCCATCTTCGCGATGGCGTTTGTCATTCAGATACCACCACTTGGAACCATCTGCATATTCAATAGCAGGTCCATCTTCGCGATGGCGTTGATCATTCAAAAACCAGTGCTTGGTGCCATTTGCATATTCAATAGCGGGTCCATCTTCGCGATGGAGTTTGTCATTTAAATACCAATACTTGGTACCATCTGCACGTTCAATAGCAGGACCATCTTCGCGATGGCGTTGATCATTCAAAAACCAGTGCTTGGTGCCATTTGCATATTCAATAGCGGGTCCATCTTCGCGATGGAGTTTGCCATTCAGATACCAAGACTTGGAACCATCTGCACGTTCAATAGCAGGTCCATCTTCGCGATGGAATTTGCCATTCAGGTACCATTCTTTATGTCCATCTGGATAAACCCTAACAGTATATTCAATCATAATAAAAATCCTTACCAGTCAGATGAAGAAGAGCCGTTGTCATAGCTGCTAGAGCCAGAATCCCACGAACCAGATGCGCCACCGCCATCGGAACTGCCACCACCACCGGAAAATGAATCAGTGTTATTGCTGGTGTATGAGCCAGTATCATATGTGCTGCTACTTGCAATGTCCATAAGCACTTCTGCGGTAATGACGCTATCAACCACCGTCATGTTTGACCCATTGTCTTCGCACGAGTGGTCATACTGAACGGGGTAATACCGTTCACTGTAGGATAAATTCGTGCCTTTAAGCACTTGAGTGTTTTGACGAAGAGATGAAGAAGATGTGCTATAGGTAGGGGTAGCAAATTTCTTCTTACGTTTAAAGATAGAGAATGGAAACATTGTTTCACTCCTTTGTTGGATGTTTAAACACATTAACTCAAAGTTTAGGCATTGTCAAGATAAATTTATGTGATTTTGATTTTTTTCTCTGGGACGTCCGGGGATCGGTGACTAAGAATTTTGATTCCTCTTTCACGAACAAGTTCTGCAGCAAATTGTGGCGTATTTTTCCACCAGTCCCACAAATTTTCTTCTGTAATACCGGCTTCACAATCCATGGCATAAATTTCATAGGTGCGCTGCGGATTAAATCGTGCGCGACATGTCATTGCAGTAAGAATACTTTTGAGTGGATTTTCTTTTACTTGTTCACCTTTAAGGATAGCCCATGTGTTAATCTTGTCTTGATCTTCATATTGAGTGATCGGAACGATGGAATCAATACCATAGCATGACC